TTACGGTCGGCTATTTCGAATTGAGATTCCATAACTTATAAATACAAAAAAAGGTGAGATTTCTCTCACCTTTAATAATTCAATTTTTTTTGGAAGTTCTCGATGAGTTGAACAATATTATCACGACCAACAGGATTTGCGGAATGAACATTCCAAGTGGGGACAGGGAGTCCATTAGTCCAACAATATTCGCATAACCATTTAGCACAATCATATCCGGTTTTTTCGTGATATACAAACCCTTGTTTGAACGTTTCAGGGTCATAATGAACATCAGCTAAATCATGGTCAAAGGAAACTTCTTCAGGTAAACCGTTTTCTTCGATATGTTTTACAAATTCATCGTAGTTTCTGACGACGGTCCAGCCTGTTGTCTTCGGATTTCTCACGTCGTCCAGAAACAACTTCACTAATTGACGGTCTTTCAAATTCTTTTTCATAAGTGTTATTACCCACCCTTTGATAGGCTTCTAAAAGATTGATGATACTAAATTTAATCAATTTTTTTATTTCTTTATCCTTTTTTATTACAGGGTGTGACATAAGATACCTGTCCATAATATCTGTAACAAAAAATAATCTGTCGAGAGCTTCGACAAAATGTCCATCGTTTATTTTATTCTTTTTCATCGGAAATTTTTGCAATTAAATTATCATCAGATTCAATAACCATGCTAAAAATACTACCTGTACTAAAATTCAACTCTGAGTCAGTAATTTCTGAATCCCAATATAGGTCATTAGAGACGAATCCTGACTCTTCTTCTTCGGTCAAGGGTTCTTCCCACTCAATGTTGGTAATGTCAACCTCGCCATCTGTAGTTGTTTCTATTGAAAGGTCAGGAAAATCTACATCTTGCATCTCAGTCAATTCCTTGGTTTCGAGTAATTCTATTAGTTCTGAAACAGTAAATTGTTCACAGACAAGACTAGCACCTCTCCAAGTAGTTTCTGAATCACAGGTGAATTTTTTATCAAATTTCGAACCTGTATGATAACAGACCTCTAATAAAGATTTTCGATAAAGGTCGATTGTCACCTTTACGGTCGATTCAGGGCCAAGTTTTTTTAATTCGATTACAGCATTTTCATTCATAGTCTATTTGTTTAGTTTCCGTATCAAAAATAATTTTTATTGGTTCATTTTCATATTGATACCTCTCATTCAAAACTGAGGCGTTTAAAAATTCAACACCAAAAAAATTTTTTTGACCATACGCCCAATGGATATGACCACAAACGTGAATTTTTGGTTGTACTTCCATAACCCTATTGAATAGGTCTTTACAACCCACGAGTTCTCCTTGAGGAGTATGGTCGAGCATTCCATGTGCGGGTCCATGAGTAATAAGAACATCAGTGTTACCAGGTATCTTCTTCCATTTTTCTGCCAACTTTTCTCCTCTTGGAAGATTGAAAGCCCAATTATAAAATTCAGGTTGCCAAGGACTACCATAAAATTTGACACCATCGATTACTACTTCACTATCGAATAGATAATGAACACCCTTTTCTTTGTATTCAGGAGCAATATCCTGAACAACCTCAAAACCAAAATCATGATTACCTGCGATAAAGATTTTGTGAGTGTAATCTGTATTTGAGAACCAATCAAGAAAATCCTTGATTTCACCAACTTTTCCAAGATTAGAAATATCCCCAGCGTGAATTATACAGTCCCCGCTTCCGAGTATGTTATTATACGCCTTGGAGGTTAGGTATTTATGTTTACCATGAGTGTCACTTATAAAGGTCATTCTCATATTTCTTCATTTTGTCCCAATTCAGAAAGTCTTCACCTTTGTAATCAGGATGATTTTTTTTCATATTATCAATCCCTCGAACCCAAACGATTGAAATTGTCAAAACGAAGATAAACATAAAAAACCAGAATGCAATCATTTTTATAAAATTTTGTTTTGAGGGATAACAATACAGGCTAAAAGATAAAATAGTACGGTAGGGAAGGGTGCAAAAATTAAAGCCAAAAAAAGTATTCTCCAAATTGTCGGGTCACTATTTGTATACTCTGCAAGACCGCCACAAACACCACCTATTCTTTTATCGATAGTACTTCTATATAATTTTTTCATATCTCTTTTCTAATAAATTTTTTAATCCCACCAATTTTTTATACCTGAACCATCGAACCAATTTTCCCAATGGTCGTGTTTCATTTTTTCTTCTTCAGAAAGTTGTTTGAATGTTTCATGGAACTCATCGTAGTTTTGACCCTTGAGTATTATCCAAAGTTCTTCGAACTCATCTTTCTCGATTTCTCTGGCTCTTTCAAACACCTTACGATTATGTTCTTTTTCTTCAGGAGTTTCTTTGTCTAACATTTGATAGCCACCACTTTCAACTTCTTGAAAATCCCAATCGTGTAAAATAAGTTCTCCTAGTTCGGTTTCCGCTCTGTTTATGTAGGTTGACTCTCTCATGTCATTTATTATTTTAATAACTCTTTGAATTTTTTCAACTTTTTTCAAACGAGTTATTTCTACCTCATGACCGTTTCTTAAAACATCAGAGGTCTTTTCTAAGGATTTTGCCAATAGAGATAGGTTGAAAGAATAATCCCAACCACGAAACTCCCACAGATTTTTTCTGAAAAACCAAATATTTTTCAGAAACACAGGAATTTTAAATCGGACTGTTTCATATGTTTTGTACCACCAAGTCTCATGGCGTGATATAGTTTTTAATGATTCAAAAAAACTATTTTTTAACAAAATTTTCATCGTTCAATCTTTTAATGTCTATACAATCGTTCTTTCCTACATCGTCAAATGATTTCCAGAGGTTTAAACTTTTACCAATTCTTGGTAGAGGATGATGTTCCCTATGTCCACAACAAGTACATTCTCTAACAATTACCCTGACAAATTCTCTACCATTAGGGTGACCAGTACATTGATGTTTTTCTTTTCTGTATTCCCAAAAATGTATACCGAGGAAACAAAGAGGACTTTTCATTTCTTTTGATATTTGAATTTTAAATATTCATCTCGAAGAGCCCAAGACAAAGTGATTAAATCTTCGTTTTTGTAAAGCCTCTCGAAGTTCAATAATAATCTTTCTGCGGCATCTTCTTGTTCCTTTGTTTGACATGAAAAATAGACTTTTCTTACCCATGCGAGTGAGTCTAACCAATGAGAGCTTCTTTTATCCATAAAAATTATTTTTACAAAGATAATAAAAAAAATAAGACCCACAAAAAAATTTGCGGGTCTTTTGGAAAGGATATATGAGAACACCTTACGGTGATAACACTCATAAATATATCAAAAATTGAAAAAAATACAAGTTTTGATAGCATTGAGACCATTATTTTAACAAATTATAGTATTCTTTAAAGTGTTTCAATCTGTCTGGTAATCCGATAGTTCCACCGTTCACACACTTTGTAACAGACGTAACTGTTGCATTTGAGTCATCCACACATTTCTTTAGACAGTTTTTACTGAAAAACCACGCAGCTGACAACAGAGGATACTTCGATGAGACCAAATCAGGATTACCTGTAATATCTTCGTTTATAGCTTTCCCGAAAGCCGTGTAATTGTCTTTTCCTGTGAGCTGAATGTAACCTCTTCCTCTGAATTTGAATCCCTCACCTGTTGATTCAGGTCCATTACCCATTCTACCACCATAAACTTTGGATGCAATCTTCTGAGGGTTACGTGCATATGACTCTGAAAGATTTCCTGGAAAATATTTTGGAAAAATGTTTTTTAGACCTTGTGCTGAGTAGTTCAAATTTTCCTGAGTAAGTCTGAATCCACCCGACTCATGACCACATTGAGCCAAGAAGTGAGCAAGTTTCAATGGGGTGTCAATACCAAAAGTTTTTGCTGTATCAGGTATTTGAGCAATTACATTATCAGGAATATGACCTTTCAATTTTTCTAATTTCAAACCACCCACGTTAGCAACAGGTTGAGCCACTTGAGCGACAGGTGCGGGTTCTGTAATAAGAACGCCTTGACCCATAATTTTTTGCCAAGTTTGTTCACCCACAATTCCGTCAGGAGTCAATCCTGATTTTGTTTGAAAGTTTTTAACTGATTCTTCGGTTCCTTTTCCGAAAACACCATCAGCACCCAAACCAAGTTTTTGTTGGAGTTTTTTTACGTCTTCTCCCTTAGACCCCACTTTTAGTAGCATAGTAATTTACTTTTTCTATAAATATATTACTGAGACGAGTGAGATAAATTTACGTCCCCCAAAACACAATATTTTATGTTTTGAGTCACGTTTGATGTTGTCACGGAAATTGTAAAAAAGGTGACAGGTTGTATTGTTCCAAAATTATTTTTGGTTATTGAATCATAATTGGTTGGTGAGAACCACAAAACTTGTGTTGAGGGTCTAAATCCAGTAACGTGAGACAAGATTAAATAAGAATCACCCAAATCCAAAATTCCATTCTGATTGAAATCTGCTGCTTTCCATTGTTTTGTTCCCGTCATCACTAATCCAGGCGCAGTATTATTTGGGGTATTTACATTTTGTACCTCTTGAAATGCTAAATTGAAATCTGCCGTTGTAATTCCTTGAACACTTAAATTAGGTACCAATTTATAAGTTGAGTTCTGTGCGGGAAGAGTGAAAGAATAAGAACCTGATGATGAAACTGTTTTGGTCTCCACTAATACATCAGAGCCATTTACAATTCTGTATAAAGTTACCGTCGGTAGTGTGGATAACGTCGGAATAGATATTGTTCCGCTGAGAGTATTTGTAACCGCAACCATGTTAATTGTATTGGCTGCATAATATTCTGTGAATGTAGCATCAGAGGGATTTGACCAAGTACCAAACTCCACAACATACCCACTCGTCCAACCAGCTCCATCCGGTAAATCATTCCAACAATTTCCACCACCCCATTTTGTGACTGCATAATCCTCACCGCCAGCATCATTAGGTTCCCCACCACACCAATTTTGATAAGTCCCTGCTTGCGGATTACCGTTGTAGTTTCCTATATTGATTAAAGTACCATTTTCAGGTCCTGCATCTACTCTCCAATAACCTTCTTGAAGTCTATCGGAAAGGGCTATCCAAATGTTGTTTCCAGGTACGTTCGCACCTATGAAATTCTGTTCATCCTGTGATGTTATTGTAACCAGATAACCTGTTTGACCTTTGAATGTTTGCGTTGCAGAAGCGTTTTTCGCTGCAGTATATGTTGAGGTACCTGAAATGGGACGATAAAAGTGTCCGTTTGTCGCGTTATAGTAATACCCTGATGGATTTACAGTAGTTGAGACGGATATCTGTACATTACCTGTAGATGAACCTGTGTTTATCTTTAGAGAAGCCAATGCATTGTTGATATTCGATTGGGTACCTGTAAAACTGATTCTCGTAATATTGGACCAACTGTTATACCCTGTTGCGAAGGATAATCCTGCTGTTGTTGTTATTGAAAATGTTACACCTGCGGGAGGATTTACGAGCCCTACTGAAGTAAGTAGTGTTTCAGAGGTAAAACCATTTACAATAAATCCGCTAGCATCCTGACCCGAAGTGTTGATTTGATAAGTTCTACCAACAGGAGCGGAAATAGATTGTGAAAATCCAAAACAAAAAATGAAAGAAAATAATATGGTAAAAATTATTCTCATAGATTTACTTTACTACCAATTAGAAAAAAGGAAAGGATTGGAAAGTCAGGATTTGTTGAAAGATTGGCTTTGTAATTTACGTTGAACTTGAACCTCCTTGAAATTTGATAATCAAATCCACTTCCCAAAAAAGCACTAAATGTTCTATCTGTCACGGTGATTTTATCTACAGAAGAATAAACAACGGGAGTTGATATTAAATAAATTTCAGGAGATATTGTAAGTTTTTTATTGGGTGAAAATGGTCTCGTATAAAATGCGGTAAATGACGGACTGATAAACAAATTACTATCCGATGGTAGTTTTGCAATTGCTCCACTGACGTTAAATCCTGTAATACCCCATTTCTTTGCGTTTATTATCATACTATAACCCAAGAATGAAAATACGTTACCGTAGGAATATGCCCCCGTTAAATTGACGTTATGAACGAATTTGAGGGTTCCTGATTGATTCATTTTTATCTTGGTGTATCTTGAGTTGATTGCAAATTGTTTGAAGTTAAACCAAACCATTCCTGTTACACCCCAAGAACTTGTTCCCATAAGAGAGGTTCTTGACATTCCGATGTTTGCAATACCAGTAAAAGATTTATCTAAATTTTGTGCTGAGGTCAAATCAGAAGAAACGATAAGAGGATTTTGGTTTCCTGATTTTCCATTACCCTTTTTTCCTCCACCACTCGAACCACCACTTTCAGAACCTTTGTCGTTTCTGACCTCTACGTTCATTAGGGTTGTTGCAACTACCTCCGAACCTTTTTCCTTATCTTTCTCACTACCTCCCGAATTAGAATTTGAAGATACGCCACCACCGCCACCATTCCCACCAGTGTTATTATTACCGCTCCCCCCACTATTATTACCGCCAGTTTGAGAACCTTGGCCACCAGTTTGAGAACCTCCCACAGGAACAGACCCGTTGCCTTGACCGCTTGAGTTATTTGATGAACTTGTAGAACCATTCCCATTAGAATTAGTAACAGAAGTGGAATTGCTAGAATTACTACTTTCATTTTTATTTTTTTTCTTTTCTGAACTGCTGTTACTTCCTTTGGATGCTGCGTCGTTTCCACCCATAGATGAACCCTGCATCACAGAGGAATTTATTTGACCCACAACACTACTAACAACATTACCGATAACTTGTGCTGTAATTTGATTTCTTGTAACTGTAACCGATTGAACTGAGCATGGGGTCAATTTTCTGTAATCGGCATATGCTTGATTGACCCAAGCGGCAAAGGCACCACTTGCCACATCTTGTGCGGTAAATGATGCCGAACGACCATAAAAATATACTACCGTACCCCCTTGAATTGGAATTGAAAAGTTTGTTACTTCTTTTGTGCAGGGGTCGATGAATGTATAGACAACATTTTGTGCCTCAGCTTTGAAGCTGAGAAACAAGATAAAGGAAATACTTAAAAATGTTTTTAATCTTTTCCACATTTATCTCGGAAACTTACCCTTTTTGATAAGTCTTACAAGAATTCTTGAACATGCAATGTCCAAAGCCTTCTTTGTTGTTATACCAATTGTAGATTGGTTGAATTTTACTTCACTCAAATTATCATCATTGAGAAGTGTAAGTTCTCTAACAGTCTTAGCTTCACCGAGACCACTTGCCGCAACAATTTCACCTGTCTCAGCATCTGTAAATCTTACCTGAAGACCAAGTCTTGTATTGACAGTATTCTTTACCCCATCCTTTAGATTTACAGTCTCATCTTCTGATACAGAAAAGTCATAAACCTCCACAGTCACAAAATAATGTGCAAGTCTAATCTTTCCTCTACCGTCCAACTTGTCCTGACTAATACCTGCCTGAGACGCTTGGAACTGCTTTACCATTCTGTTTTTTATCTCCGTCTTATCCTCAGTGAATGTAAATCTGTTGAGGTCAGAGAGATACTCCAAAACAATGTTTGCAACACCGAGTCCAACCTTTTTCTCCTTTAGTTCAGGATACTGCTCATAAACCTCATCACTTATACCGATAGTAAGGATTTGAATTGGTACTTGAGGACCATCATAATCCATAAGTGAGTCGATATTGATTTTTGTTTCGAAGCTAGCCTTATACTGCTCAGTCTTCGTAGTCCCTAACGTCTGAGAATAAACCGCAGACGTTAGAAACAAAGAAGTTAGAAATAAAATTTTTTTCATTTTAATCTTGTTTAATCAAACCACATTTAAGACACTCTTCATCACCATCTCCATCAGCGTCACCCCATACGTGCTCACACTGACGATGTTCAAAATACATGTCTATAACTCCATCACCATCCTCGTCAATACCATCCATGATACCATCACCATCTTCATCGATTTCTACACCGACTTGAGGGGTAACTTGAGGGGTGACTTGGGGGGTAATAGATTGTTGTTGTGGAGGTGCTTGAACACTACCATCTTGGGTGTTGGAAAATGATACACCATCTTCTTCATCCATCTTTTGGACTAACATTTTGTCTTTGTCGGTATCACTGAACCAATAGTCAATGATTTTACCATAAGACCCGATGAAAGCACCAAGTAAAAGGAGAAGTAATTCTTTCCATTCACCACTGATAGCACTTTGTTCGAAAATTGCCATGAATATGGCACCCATAATTACGACAAATCCACCTAACACTAAGGCGGTAATCCACCATCTTCTTTTCATCATGGAGTTTAATAACTCCTTAAATCCTGTGTTTGGTTGCATACATTACCATTTTGGTTCCTCTTGGAAAGGTTTTGGTTTAGGAGCTGGTTCAGCAGGTTTTGCTGCAGGTTTTTCCACAACACGCTCGATAACTTTAGTAGTTCCACCCGCAGGTGTTGCTTGTTGTTGAGAGTTGTTGATTACGATTGTTGGTTGTGCTTGGACGGGTGCATCAGGTTGTTTTTCCTCATGATTTCCACCATAAAGTAATGTTCCTAACCATACACCTCCACCTGTTACAACAGTTCCGAGGGTACCTACGATTGTTTTTTTAAGACCCGACCATGTTCCGTCGTTTTGGTCTTGTACTTGTGTTTCTTCTGACATTTTTTTTAAATTTTTACAAATGGTTTAGTTATTCTTTGTTCATTATTAGCCATAACTAGCAAATATTTTCCTTGAGCTAGATTTTTGGCGTTAATGGCTCTTGTGATTACGTTTGTAAAATCATCTGTTTTGAAATCTCCTAAGTCCATAACTTTTCTTCCTTGATAATCATAAACGTAACCCTTCATCCAATAATTATTCGGAAATGTTACAGTCAACTCAAATTGTCCTGTGTTCGGATTGGGTCTAATTTCTGCAATCGGTTTTGAAAATGTAGGTATTGGTCCTGCGGCTCTATAAGTCAAAACTATTCTTTCAGATGCTAATTCAATATTGAAGTGCTCTCCTTCAGAGTTAGAAGCATCCATTAGTTGTCTAACAAAAACAAACGATGAGATATCTTCGCTTGGGTCTATTGGCGTAAATTTTAAATTAAAGGGGGTGGATAAACCACTTATCCCCCCCTTTTTTTGATTATTCATTCCCCCGAATCTTATTATTCCAGTACGTTCATCATGTGTTACATATTGTAACCATTCGTTTGGAACTTTCGAGATAATTTCTGAAAATTTGACTTTGGTTGGTTCGTATTTCATTTCAAATTGTAATCCATAATTTACTAAACCATTTGTTGAAACGTTGAAGGGTACAAACATCGGTTGACCCACAGAGTAAGAATTTGGAATTTCAACAGTAAATCTTCCGGTGTAAATTGCTGCTCTTACGAGGTTACCGTTCGCATCGTAAACAGGAGAAGAGTGACTTCTATCCACATCACCTTGGATATAATACTTTAAATCAACAGTAATGTTTGAAGTTATTACAGTATCAAGAACAAAATTTAATCTTGAAGAGTAAGTAGTCCAATTTGTCCATTGATTTGCACCCAAAGCCAAACTATCAAATTCGTTTTTTGTAAAAACTTTAATTAAACTATTTGTTGCTATTGGTCTTAGTCCTGAAACTGAAGCGTAAATACCATATGGGTCACCACCATCAAATTTTTGATTCCAATTTATATCTCCAATCAAATAAGCTAAACCGTTTTGTAAATGTGTCCTCGGATAAGTTTGATTTAAATCAGCGTTTATAAATTCGTTAAAAGATTTTACCGCATCGGTAATTGTGACTGAGTTATCTCTTATTGAAACCAAACTATCAGGATTGAATCTCAATTCAATTTTATATCTTGTATATTCGTCGATATTATCAAGAGTATATAGACCTGTGTTTATGTTCGGTATTGTGGTTGAAACCAAGTTTCCTGTTGCGTTCTCATAACAATAAAGAGTTGGGACCCATCCTCTTGATACTGCCGATGGAGGTAACCAAACTTTTCCAGAAATTGTTAGATTTCCGAGAAGTTTCACTCTCATAGTTCTGTTATTCAAAACAGCCACGTTGTCTCCGATTGTTATGCCATTTACATCAAACATTCTAGCCCAGTTAACATAAACTGAATCAGATTCGAAATTTGGTATGACTGCGTTTATTTTGTATTTGTTATGTATGATATAACCGTTTGATAAAGCTGAAGCACCTGCGGGAACCACCAAGTAATTTCTTCCAACAGTCCAATTGGTGTCGGAAATATAGGTATAGTTCCCATTTGCGTAAGAGCTATATTTTTGATTTTCCCATGACCTATAGGAAATTTCTGCAGACCTACCATTCAGAGAAGCATCCACCGTTGTTTCAATATGAGTAAACAACCTTTTTTTATATTGCCAATCCACTTGGAAACTTCTTATATTATTTCCCGATGGTCTGAAATACCAAGCCACATCTAAAGTGTCTCCACGTCTCACAGTAGATAGTTGTTGGAAATGACCAATTTCGGGAGATTGTGCAAGTCCCAAAAACGGAATCGACAATAATGAAATAATTGATAAAATTTTTTTCATCATTCGAATAAATTTTTGATTAATGTCTCGCAGGATTTTTTAATCACATTTGAGACGGATTGTTGATTTATTTTACCTCCTTCTGAAATTATCAACGTTGACATTGAAATTTCAGAAGATTTTTCAGTTACGACAGTTTCTTTAATTTTCTTTCCTGATTCATTTAATAATTTAGCTCTCACTCTCAATACTGTTTCATCATTTTCCTTGTGAATTACAGAGAAGCCCGTTTTGGTGTTCAAGACATCAAAAAAAATAAGTTCAATTTGTAATCTGTTATTAGCAAGATTACAACTATCAACCAATTCAAAATCTTTATCCTGAAGATATTCCAATAAAACATTTTTGAAGCCAAATGTTAGATTTCGATTACCCAACATTTGTCCAATTTGTATTTTATTTTCTATGGAAGAAAGACATACTTTTCTATCTTGTGTAAAAGAAAAAATGGGTAATGAAAGCAATACAAATGCAATAAGAAACTTTTTCATTTTCTGTCAATAACTTGGTAATCATAAATATTCCATATCTAACTTATGGGATATTTATAAAGAAAATTTTGTGCTAATTCACGAGGAAATTGAAAAAATAAAAATTGTAATGGGGATTTCTGAAGCAAAAAAAACTTCAAACGATGCCCCTTTTATGAACGTCAATCTAAGAAAAGTTGTTGATACTCTAACCTTTCTGAAACTCTACAACAAAAAAATAGAAAATTTACTTTGGAAAATATCTAAATTGTCGGAGGACCGAATTATCGATTTTGAGATGGTGGATAGAGGTTTAAGAAAAATTCTTCTCAAAAAAGGGGATAAAAAAAAGAATATTGAAGAATATTTCAGAAACATCCTTATCTCTTTGAAATTCAGAGAAAGAGGTGGTTATGGGGTCGAACCTGAAAGTGAAGATTATGAATTTGAACCCGAGGAACCGTCAATTTTACCTAAAAAGGTTTATAAGAAGGAATTATATTTTCTACAAATTGAACTAGTGAAGATGCAGGAATGGTTGAGAAAAACGGGAAAAACTGTGATTATAGTTTTCGAGGGTAGAGATTCTGCGGGTAAGGGTTCCACAATCAAAAAATTTACAGAAAATTTAAATCCAAGATACTATAATGTAATTGCTTTAGGTATACCCAACCCCGAAGAAAGGAAAAATTGGTGGAATAGATACCGAGACAAAATCAAACCAGGAATGATAAATTTCCTCGACAGAAGTTGGTATAATAGAGGTTTAGTCGAGCCTGTTATGGGATATGGTACCCCTGAAGAATATGAAGATTTCATGGAGAACGTTGAGGATTTCGAGAACGATTTGGTAAAAGAAGGAGATTATCTCTTTAAACTATGGTTTTCAATTGATAAAGAAACTCAAAAAAGAAGATTTCAGATGAGACAACAGTCTCCATTAAAATATTGGAAGTATTCCCCTAATGACGCTCAAATGCAAGATTTATGGGACAGATTCACAGAATTCAAAGAAAAATTGTTTGATAAAACTTCAACAGTAAATCACCCGTGGGTAATTATTGATTCACAAGATAAAAGAATCTCAGGGTTGAATTCAATAAGATATGTTTTACAGAACATACCATATGAAGGTAAAAACGAAAAAGTTTTAGAGGGAGTTTATCCTGAAGTTTTAGCCGTTTTGAGGCCTTAAAAATCTTTGTTTATATCTCGTATGGACATCATCATCCATATGTCAAAAATTATGAACACTAATATGTGTTCAATTTCTGATATGGGTAAACTATTCTTATAATAACTCCGTTGGAATAACCACATGAATATTTTGTAACCACAATAAATTCTACAGAAAAGGAATAAAAATCCCACTAAATTTTTCATAACTAAAAATAAAACTATTTATATAAAAAAACAATTTTTTATGGATAAACTGAAAACCCTAATAAAAGAGAGTTTAGAAGAATACTTGGACAGGTCTTTAGTGATGAAAGAAAATGTTGAAATTTCTGATTCATTAAAATATCACATTGAAAACGGATTATCACTTACAAATAACATTTTTAGAGTTTATTCAGAGGGATATTTTAAATTGGTAAATGAGGTGAGAACTCTTTGGGAAAACGGTTCTATTGAATTAAATGAAGAAGATACATTGATGGTTGAATCAGACTTAGGAAAGAAGGTAAAAATAGACGGAGAGATAGTTTATTTGGATGCACCCTATATTTTAGAGGAATGGACAGAGGAAGAAATCATCGAAGAAGCCAAACACAGAGGTAAAAATGTAAAATTAAATAAACCTTTCAGAACACCGGGTGGTCCTAAGAAATTTGCGGTTTATGTTAAATCAAAAGGGGGTGGTGTTAAAAAAGTAACCTTTGGTGACCCTAAATTGAAAGTTAGGAATAGAAATAAAGGTGCTGCCAAATCTTTCAGAGCACGACATAGATGTGACCAAAAAAAGGATAGAACTACCGCTGGTTATTGGTCATGTAATGTTGGAAGATATGCAAAACAATTAGGTTTGGCTTCTAAAAATGCTTGGTGATGGATGTCGAAAGAATAAAAAAATATTTACAAAATTATTTGGATTCAGTTGTAACCTCTAGAATCAAACAAGATTTACCAGAAGGTGAAGATGTCAAGTTTATTGTTCACGATATCCTAAAGGGAAGTTATAATCCTCCAATAATTCATGTTTTTATTGATACTGAGCCTGAGTCTTTTGTGTCTAAAGGTTGGGATGTCCCACATAGAAAACATAAATCTGTAGAAAAAGATGTAGAAGATTTTTTCAAACTATTATCTTTAGATAATAAGATAAAGGTACATTGGAACAAAAGACCCTTTTTCAGAAAAGGAAAACAGAGAAATGACTTTTCCATTTGAACAAAATAAAACGGAATCTGGGAAAATTATTAGAACTTTCTATCCTGATGTTGATACAGAGGAGTTGAAATGGCATCAAGATTTGAAAGACCGAAAAGTCACAATTGTTGAAGACGGAGGGTGGTCTTTTCAAATTGATGATGGATTGCCGAACAAATTGTCCGTTGCCGAGCAAATCTTTATCCCAAAACTTGTTTGGCATAGAGTTATCAAAGGTACAGGAAAACTTATAGTTGAAATTGAAGAATAAAACCCACCATCAGGTTGGTTTTATTTTACGCAATATCCGGTTGTTCGTAAATTGGAGGTGCAGTTTCAGTTACGAATAGATTTTGAATTTGGTTTTGATATGTCCTGTAATTTTGGGTTTCTTCGACAAATTCAATAGGAATGACTCTTGATTCAGTAGTCTCTTCAGTATAGTTTATACATTCTTGATGAACTTGTTCCTGTATTTCGGCGGAACATAAATTTTTGTTAGTTTCTTTAGATGAGAAAATTTTTCTCACTGTGGAAAACAAATAATCATCTACATCTAATAAAAGATAATCAACCCTGCTATCTTCAGCATTCCAAAAACTAAGTTCTTTTTCTCCATCCAAAGATTTATATCCTGCGAATTTATAACCTGAAATTTTATTGATGAAATAAACCAAAATACCCCGCCTCCAATACTTCTCGAAATATTGTTTTTCTCTACTGTAAGTTGTACACCATCTTGTTGTTGCACCATATTTTGCGGAAGCGGCAAAGGTCAAAGGTCTGATAATAACCCACTTGTCGTCCTCATATTCTTTTATAATTTCACCCTCTAAATCTTTAGTCCATTCTTTCATTGAAGCGAGTGCGATGGCTCCTCTGATTGAATCTAAATCATCGTATTTTAGGACATCTTTGTTTTCAATCAAACCCCTTTCCATATATTCCATAAATTGAGTGATTGAGTTTAGGTTGTCGTTGGTAAAATAATCAATCATATGGGTTATTACATAAATCTCGTTTGCATCTAAATCTTCCACGTCAAGTCCTGAAGAGGTCAATCTTGATTTGTATTCTTCGATTCGGGATTTTACTTCATTTTCATATTGATGATTTACGTCAAATCTTTTTGAAAAAATCTTACAAATTAGAGGTAAATATTTGTTTGATTTTGAAATGTCCAACCTTGTCATAATATCAAAAAAAGACAAGTTTAGATGAGGATACTTTTCTTTGAGTTCTTTTATACGAGACATGATATTTTTTTTCAAATGATAATCGAAAATTGAATTACAGTCAAAAAAAAAGAAGGTGAGTTATTCACCTTCTTTTAGCGGAGGCTCAGGGATTCGAACCCCAGTTACCCTCACGAGTAATTCAGTTTTCAAGACTGACGCATTCGACCGCTCTGCCAAACCTCCGTTGGTTTTACAAAACAATAATACTATATTTGTGATATGAAAACAATATTTTTTATAATTTTTATTCTAACATTTCAGATTTCTTATTCACAAACATCTGACCTTCTTTATGTACCTGAGGATAAATCTCTTATTGTTACCTACAACAATAATTCAGGAGTTGGTTTTTACGTAGGAGGTAGTTTTATCACATATTTTAGTCAACAGTTCGTCTATACAAGACCAGTTGCTATTATAAACAGACTAGGTTTAAATTTAACTTATAAAAATAAAACCTCCGTTTTATTAGGAGCCTCGATAAATAAAAATTTTAATTTATTAGATTTACAACCCGAGATGTGGTTAAAAATAAATCCTCTAAGAATTATTCTTAAAACACCTAAAGGGTTCGATTTATCGTTTGCTGTTGGATATTCACAGGACATCAAATATGGTCTCGGAATGTCAATAAACTATTGGTAATATTTATCAGTATGTATGTAAATTTTTTTAAAAAGATAATTGTTGGAAAACCTATAATTGTTGGTACTTACCAATATAATTTTTTGGATGTAGTACCATATGAAGAAGGTCTTGAAGATACTCCTGCTTTTATTGTAAATGTTACAACAAAGAATCCATTTCAATCTTATTGTAAACAAAAAATGTTGGACGATATCCAACAAATAATATACGATAAAATTAGATTGATTGGTTTAGATAATAAATTATCGTTTGGTTTGGATTTAGAATTTAACGGCATGGAGCCTTTGAGCGTTTTTGTAAGTCAGGAGGACAGAGAAAAACTCATTTTCCAATTAAACAAAAAACTAAAATTTTTCAAATATAAGAATCAAAAAAAACAAGAAGTTGTTTTTGAGGTTGAATTTTCAGCATCGGAAAACTTTGTAAACGTCGAACGGAGTGATGAAATATATTTCAGTTTCGATTTGAATCTTAGACGTTTTGAAGTTGATGGTCAACCAATTCCTGTAATACAAAAATATGGGAATAGATTTAATGATTTTGCAACGATGATTCAGCAAGAAATATGTTCAAATGATGATACATTTCGTGTTGAAATTGAAAATATAATTTATGATGTGATAGAACCATCTATGCAATTGACCTCAACAGAAATGTACTATGTTGCTAATTTTTTTGTTAGAAAAATAAATGGTGTTGAAGTAGAACAAAAATTCGGTGTTGACCCGGCAGACTATCCAGAATTTATTTAGAAATTCTGTTTTTTATTTGTAATAATAATTCTCTCAAAATTTCGGAAACGGCGAGAACTAATCCTGAACCTATAATTCTTGAAACAATCAAATCCAAATTTTTTTCCAAATCTCCTGTTTTCAAAAAATCAACAATATCCATAACTATTGGGACTAGAAATCCGTAGGATACTATTTCTGAAATCGAACTCAAGCTGATTCTCAACGACTGAATAAAATTCATGAAAGATTTTTTTAACTGCAATCCTACTGATAGAACTTTCTCAAAAGGTTCTTCCAAATTTTGATTTTTGATTTCTTCATGAATTCTTTTGAAATACTTTTTGTTATCGTAGAAGATTGCCGCCGCACAACCAATCAATATCAAAGCGGCTTGATTTTCATCTAATTGAAAATTTCCTGTTTTTATCAGTTGGTCCAATGGTAGGACCATTCCACCTAATGCCGCGCCCCATGTAAGTAATAATTTTGTGTTGATGGAATATTTTTTCTTTACACGGTGTACAATATTTTTTGCAAAGGAATACATTTCCTTCATGTATTCGGAAAATTTCTCACTGTTGGTTTCCAACACTAATCTTCTAAATTGATTTTCAGTAATTACAAAATCCATAACAATAAATATACTCGTAGTATTTATTATAGTATGAAAAGTATAACAAATGCTCCTTTGTCTGTTGGAGATAGAATAATGTGTTTATACATGGAAGGTGAAACTTCTGTAACTCCTGGTACTTTGGGGAAAGTTACGGCAATAACAAAAGACCCTTTCGAAAAGGATTCGGAAATAATTTCAGTAAAATGGGATAATGGCTCTTCACTTTCCTTACTTACTGTCACCGACGCATGGAAAAAAATTGTAGACGACAAAATCAATGAGTCCAGGGATTCGGCTTTGGAGTCTTTTAAAAGAAATAAAGAAATTTTCAAACATTTTGATTGGAGATTTTTTAGAGATTTCCTATACAAGTTGAGGGACACAGGAATTGTAAATATGTTCGGTGCAGCACCTTTGATTTATGCAGGTAAGGACCATATTGACCGGTATTACGGAGAAGGTAAAGAAGATGATGAGGATTTTCAAGAATTCTTGAACGATGCCGAAAAGGCTAGAAATCTTTTTATTTCAAACTTGATAGAATATATGGCGGCCAAAAATATGGATGTTGATAATATGGATTTGGTAAATTCAAAGGCCAGAGAAATCAGTAAGAAATTTTTAGATATATATATTTCCTTTAGTTAGATAAAGGTGCCTTGATTGATGGATGAAATTTATAATTTTTCAATTTCAAATCCTCAAATTTAATTTCATCCCAATCTACCAAATATCCATCTTTGAATTTGAAATCAAAATCTAAATCTAAGGTAGGTAAATTGAACGGTTCACGTTCAATTTGTTCTTTGGCTTGTTCGATGTGGTCAAGGTATAAATGTGTGTCACCCAAATTACCAATAAGTTGGTCAGGTATCATGTTTGTTAATTTGCCGAGCAACATAAGTAAAAGTCCATATGATGCGATATTGAAGGGCAACCCAAGAAATGTATCCACAGAACGTTGGTTCCACATAAGAGAAATTGCTCTTTTTGGAGTTTTGTCGTAATAATCATTCTCGAAATCAGGAACTACGTTTTCATCATACTCCATACCGGTTTCGTAGTTTTTATTGAACCAAAGTCTATACCTTTCAGAGTAAGAAAGTTCTCTTGTATAAACTTGAAACCCATAGTGACAAGGGGGTAAAACCATTTCATCAAGTTCAGCAACATTCCATGCATTTACCATGAGTCTTCGGCTATCAGGTTCATTCCTAAGTTGGTAAATCAATCTCGAGATTTGGTCATACCAAATTGAACCTCTTCTATCTCCATCATTCAAATCCATCCAACCTTGCCAACATCTCCATTGTTTACCATAAATTGGACCTAACTCACCAAACTTTTTGGCAAAATCAGAATTTTTTTTGATTTCATCAATGAACCATTCTTTTGATGGAATATCCTCATGACCCATGAATACTTTTTGATAATTTTTGTAAGCATCACCATCCCAAATATGACATCCATTATCAACTAAGAATTTTATATTAGTATCACCTCTTAAAAACCACAATAGTTCAGTGACCATAGTCTTCCAAGCCATCTTTTTCGTCGTCAGTAAAGGAAATCCTTCACTCATATTGTGACGGATTTGTCGTCCAAAAACTGATAACGTGCCTGTTCCTGTTCTATCTTTTTTTTCCACACCCCAATGAAGAATGTCTTCAAGTAGTGCTTGATATCTTGCATCTAAATTATTCATAGTTTCTCTTAGTAAAAAATCCTGAATGTAGTTTTGCGTTATTTAAAGCGAGTTGAACAGCATTCAATTTATCCATCTGAGGATTTAATCTCATGAGATTTTCAACGGAATGTAGAACGTGGTCTTTAACCTTTAGTTTTTCGGCTTCTTTGAGTAAGCTTTCAATTAGTTCATCATTTTTCATAAAAAAAACAAATTCATTTTTCAATCAACATGATTGTATTTTGGATAGGAAATCTTGCAACAGGTAGTCTACTTGATTCTTCATTTGTGGTTTCTTTCATTACCTCGTAGAACCCCTCTTCTTTCACTTTGACAGTTGGAACATTAGAACAGGAAAAAATGATTTTTGTGTTTTCGGTAACCTGTACGGTTTTGGTTGTTGTGTTAAATAATAATGTAAGCATTTGATTATGTTTTAAAAATGGAAACAAGCGGATTTAAATAAGGCTACAAGCAAATTACCAAGTTACTAACAGAAATTTGAATCACACTTGTTTCCAAAAACAAAATTACAACAATTTTTATTTCTAGTCAAATATAAAAAAAGATATTTTCAAAGATATTTATAAAGAAAAAATTATGAATCCTTGGTTTTTACAACAAGTTTCTAACGAAGAAAAAGAAAATATTTTATCAAAACATAAAGAGCTCTATAATGGTTATCAAACGATGCAACCCAAAGTATCGAATGAACAACCACTTTATGTTCAAGATTTTGCAAAAGATAAGTTGGGTGCTACTTTGACAAATGATGGTAAACTTGTTGGATACACTAATAAGATTTATGAGCAGTTTGACCAACATATGACTGAAGAAAAGACTATGTGTTCCGAATGTGGTTCAGAAATGAGAGAAGGAGAATGTTCAGAGTGTGGTTACAGAATGGAAGAAATCGATGAAAATCAAATAGTTGTTAAAGGGATTTGTGACAATTGTGGAGGATTTTTAGAAGGGGGTGAATGTCCTGAATGTGGACATAAATTGGAAGGTGAAATGGAAGAGGAAACTGATACAAAGGAAAGAAAAAAATCTAGATTTGAAAAATGGATGGAGAGTGATGAAGATACAAAGTTGGAAAGGGCTTTGAAAAAATTCGGAGACTTTTTAATGGATTTGGAAGATGAAATAGACGGTAGAAAAAAAGAAAAAGAAGAAACTAATGAAGGAATTTTTGATATACCAGACATTAAAAAGGTTTTCAAAAAAAGAGAGGTTAAAGATAGGAGACCTTACGAACCTGAAGCAATTGAAAAAATAATCAGGCTAATACAAGACGCAAGAAATGAACAACATTTGGATTCTGCGATGAGAATGTTTAGAACCTTGGAGGACATGAACCCCGAAATGCACGAAATTTATAAAATGAGGGTCCTAAATGCATTCAAGAGAAGGGCTGATGAATTGGATTATTATTTGAAGAAGAAAAATATTGGTGAAGGTAAGGGTAAACTCAGTGACATCTATAGTGTAAAAGATTTAGACTTAAAAGGGGAGTTTGATTATGTGGAAGGTGGTGATAACTACGACAATTCATTTGAGAAAGACCATCACATGAAAAAAATCATGAGTAAGGAAAATGCAACCTCTAATGCTCCTATGGGAAAACACTACGATGAAATAGAAGAACCTTATAATTTTAAATCAGGCGGACCTGTTGGTGACGGAGGGACTTTGAGACAAAAACCAATATCTAGTATAAAATCGGCTGCAATTGGACTTAAAGAAGGTGGTTTCACGGGAGGTGGAAATGCTCCCGATATGGATTTGAGTAACGTGGACCCAGCTTTCAATTTCGATTCAGAAGGACCCGTTGATGATACATTCACAATTCCGGCTGATGATATGGATTTAGATGAGAAAGACGTAAAAAAACCATATAAATTTGTATCAGGTGGAGGTAACGAAAATGGTGGGGATGTTTACCCTGTGTATGAGGATATGTCCTCTGCTTGGGATGAAGAACTTGAAGAAGTTGATATTTCAGGGGCTCAAGCATCACAAACTTCAGCAAAAAAACCATATGCGTTTGTTAGCACAGGTCCAGGTAAAGCGGGTCCATATCAAACTCATAGTTGGGGTGGTGAACAGCTCGGTGGGTATGAAGGAGAGAATGAAGATGCTTATTGGGATTTAGAACCAAATGAGTTAGACCCTGATAAAATAGACAGAGAAGCCTCTTGGGAAGATATAACATCTATGACAGGTGAGGATGAATTTTCAAATCTGAGTGAAGATATCGTTGAAAACATTGTGGTTCAGAAGAACAAAATCAACGAGATGATGGAACGAATGAAAAAATTTAATTGATAAATAAACCCCTCTTATGAGGGGTTTTTTAATAAGTCATAAATTCGATTATTTTTTATATCAAACCAAGTGAGTTTGGTTGATGTATCTTTGTGAAGAATTTCATCAAAAATACAAAATTCGAAAATATCTTGATTTAGGCAATTTAATTTCGTTAGAATATTTTTTATTTCATTCAGTCCGAATTCTAATTCAAATTTCAATGACTCGTAAAATTTCTTTTCAGGTATATAAATGTTAAAATTAGTTAGGTTATTTGGTAAAATAACTTTATGAGGGTAATCATAAGATTTGGTAAAATTAAAGTTCAGAACCAAGTCATATTCCGAAAAATTCGACACATCTAAAAAATTCTGATTGTAATTTAATATGACTAAATTTTTTTTTGATTCAATTGGTTCAAAAAAATTATTTTGAATCATCATTATGTTCTTAGGTAATGTGCCCTCGTAGTTTTTAAAAAAGGGATGAGTATCATCCCAATACCTCAAAGTTTTTCTGAAATTATTTATATCCTCCAAGGTTATTTCCTTTTTTTCAATCAACTTAGTTTTTTTAATAATTGATTTTTCGTCACCGAATTTTGAAAAATGAAATCCCCCTTCAATTATTCTATAATGTATAGAGTAAACTACGTTTTTGTTGAAATAAAGATTTTCTATAATCTTATCGTCTCTAAGTAATTGTGAAAAGGTGAAACAAAATGTTCCCAAATGGTTTTCATTGTTTACATACTCAGTAGAACAAATGAAGTTTTTCTGTAAAAATGCAATTGGTTCAAAAGTTAAAATTTTATCAAAATCGTTCAAATTAAACTTAGGAGGTAATTCATCCACTTCAGAGAAAAGGATATAATCCTCATAGTCTAAATTCATACTTTTCAATTGATTGGAAATTACTGATTGAATTTTCGGAATTTGAAATTCAATATCAGTATTTTTGTGATGAGATTCAATGTCACACTTCAAATAAATAATTTTGTCTGACCAATTTTGAAAAAAAATTTGTTTCGTCTGATAGTTGAAATCTTTTTTTTCTCCTTCAAAATCACGGTTAGATTCAACTACTATGAAATAGTCTACAAAATCGTATAACTCCGAAAATCTGAATCTAAGCATGTCAATTTCATCGTATATGAAACAACAGTCAATAATTGATTTTTTTTTCAATATAAAAAAATATTAGATTGAGTTTATTGATAAAAGTATCTATTTTTAATATACAAAAATTTATAAAAATGTCATCAAACTATTTTTTAGCCGACCAAAGAAATAATACCAATCATTTGAATTACTATTATTTCACAGACGGATTTACTCCTGAAGAAATAATTGAAATAAGAAAAATTGGAGATAACGCTCCCAAAGAAAAAGGTACAACCGTATCTGACGATAAGAATATAGTAAACGAATATAGAATTAGCGATATATCTTGGCTCGGAGATAATTCAGAAACAAGTTGGATTTATAAAAAAATCTCTGATTTAGCTAAAATTGCAAACAGAGAAATGTGGAATTTCGATATTTGGGGTTATCATGATAGTTTACAGTATACAATTTATTATGGTGATGGTGGACATTATGATTGGCATGCAGACTTAGGCCCAGGTATTTCTAACAGAAAACTTTCTGTGGTGCTTCAACTATCAGACCCAAGCGAATATGAAGGTGGTGAATTGGAAATGAACCCGGGCGGAAATTTATTGACAGTACCGAAAAAATTAGGTTTGATTTGTTTCTTTCCTTCATTTCTTTTACACAGGGTAAAACCTTTAACCTCTGGTACCAGACGTTCCTTGGTTACATGGTTGTGTGGTGCAAATTTCAGATAGAATGATAAGAGAAAAAGTAACCGTAAAGGATTTTTCCACAATAGCTAAAGAGCACAAACATTATTTGTGGCATTTTGTCCAAAAAAAACAGAACAAAACAAGACTAGCGTATTATTCTTATTTTGACGAAACAAATCATTCAGGACATCCAAACCCTATGATTCCATTCGTCGATAAGTTAGATTTACCCTACTTTGAATCGTACACTGAAGAGAGTATTGATTTTTTAATGGATACAAATATACACGGGGACAAACTTTATCGACCTATTTTTGACCCCGTTGAGTATGTTTATCGTAGACAATTTTATTCACCCATTTTTTCTTCGTTTAACCATTACAATCGAGTGAGTTGTACTTTAAACTATTGTTATTGCCCTGAGGGTTTCATTCAAGTTATTGCAGATTTAGATTTGAAGTATGTCTTGGACTTGGAGTTGAAATTAGACTAACGTTCGGTGTTAAAGAAAAACACTTGGAATAATCTACCATCATACATGTCTTTACCGAAATAATCCAAAGAGACGTGGTAATTGTCGGCTCTGTACATTACACATCTATTGAAAACATTACCTATTCTGTCAACCATTTCCCATTTTGTATAATCTTGACAATCTGAGCCCGGAGGAGCGGTCTCTTTATAACCAGGTTCATTCTCTCTTTTATAGTCGAAATGTTGCCAACCTGTGGCTTTGTGTCTGAAAATACCTGTTCCTGAACTAAGAGGAGCGTCAGGTGTCAAATATATAAGTGCTGCCCAATCTGTTGTTGAATCAGCATGAATCCATGAACGGTCAGCAGCAACTGTATATTGGAATGAACCGGTATATTCACCTCCCCACCATACAATATCACCTGCAAAAGGAGAAAGAATCTCTCTGAACTTATTTTTTAAAGGTTCATTCAGAAAAGAAATTGTTCTTTGACCGGGATAATTTCCTCTAACCTTGAATTCTTGTTTTAGTGCGAAGTCACGAACTTCTTGAGGATTTTCATAGAAGTTATCTATTGTTAGTGAATTAAATCTCATTTGATAAAATTTGTTAAATAAAATATAGGTAGAAACTCGAGAAAAAAAAATATTATTTTTTTTGTGGGATATGATTTTTACTATCTTTTTAAATATTTGTATATAAATTAGTTGGTATATGGAAATCAAAGAGATAGTATCATATTTTTTGAATACAGATGCAAATATTTTAGAAGTATCTTTCAGAACAATTGAGGATAATGAGGATGTTCTAAGAACCGATAATATTGACTACACTTTCGTGCAAGATTATGGATTTGATTTAGTTACTGAGTCTTTTGATTTTTTCGATGATGAATTTGAAGACTTGGAAGAAGGAGAATCCGAAAAAATTGAACTAGATGAGGACCAACTTGTTATATTTTTGAACGAATACTATACAATAAATCCACAAGATTTACCTAAGGCAGATTTCTACTAAGGTCCTACTCTGTTTAAAGAAATTATAAGTCTATAATGCGGACCATCTTTCCCATTTGGGGCAAAATCTAAACCTGATAACTGTAAGGTTTCAAACAAATCACTATCCACTTGGAATAAAATTCTGTGGTAAGTACCTCTATCTTTTGGTTTATAATCAAATTGGATTTTTCCAAGTGTGTAGGCATCGTAACTCCAAGGCACCCTTGAATAAAAAATTTCTTCGGGTTGTTCCCCATATTCCCATCTGTCTCTTTGTCCATTTTGTATTCTATTATGCCATACCATTTTAATACTTGCGTAATCAAAATGTAAATAAAAATTATCTATTATAATTGAATCAAATGGGTCTGGTAAACTTGTATTGTGGAAAAGTTGGCCGGAAAGATAGGTGGTGTCTTTGGTGTTTGGTTGGGAGGTTTGAATTACGGTAAGTTTTGACACAACGTATTTACCACTTAGAGTAAGTGTACTAATATTTGTTACATACTTCTCACAGGAAGTGAAACTTACTAAAAAAAATAGTATTAGTATTCTCAAAATCATCCTATAAATATAGAAATCAAATTTGATGAAATCAAAGTATTTATTTTAATGAATTTAGACGTAGAAAACCTGATAAAATTTTTCGAAAAACACACAGTAAATTCCTCAAAACGAGAGATGGGTGAACAAGAAGCTGGTGGTGGAGCGGGAGGTGCTGGTGGTGGAAAAGGTAATAATCCTTCCAAATGGGCAGACACTGTTGGTGGTCCAAAAAGGGGGGTTGCAAATAGTTTACCTAAGAAAGGTCAGTTTTGGGCTCAAATTCATGGAGGACCTGCCAGGGGGGTTGCAAATAAATTGGGAACCGCATGAAAAACAAAAATATTTCTCCTAAAGATAGTTTGAAATCAATTCTTCTGAGGATGAATTATGATTCAAAAAAAACCTTGGCAGAAAATTTGAAATTTTTGAGTGAGCAAGCTGGAGGTGCTTGGGCGGGTACCCCTGGTGCACCTACCCCATTTATGACAAATGATGTGAATGATGTAAAAAAAGTTTATCCTCAGGATTGTGCCTTCCCTGATAAGGCTGTTCTACCGGGTACTAATAAGTACGGTTTGAAAGGTCTTGATGCCATACCTAAAAATTTCTGTGCTTATCAGAGACCGTCTATAAATTGTGATATAGACAAGGACGTAGATAATCAAGCTACTTGGATTTTACTACCCGATTCGAGTAAAAACATTTCTTTTTTTACCACTTATGAAGATTATGCGAGTTCTGTTGATTTGTATTTAGATGAATTATCACCTGAATCAAAAAACAAAATAAATAGGGACACCCTGATAGAAAAGTTCCAAAAAATCATACCTCCCAATTCGGTTAAACAATTCAAACTTAAAAGTGTAACCAAAGATGGGGATATAGTTGAAAAAACTTATTTACCTTACGTTTGTTATAGTGTACTTCTTGAGAAAGACCTGCCGAGTTTTATCGGTTTCAAAGGGTTTTTCGACGAACAGAATCAGCCCTTTGTTTATGCTGAAAAAAGAGATACAAGAACTGAAACAGAAAAAATTTTAGATGAATGGGAGGGAGCAATTTATTTTGCACAATTCTTGGTTGCCGTAGTGGCCACCGCTGCGTGTAATGGTTGTGCAGCTTCTATTTGGATTGATTTGATTGTTTCCCTCGGTGTAGGTGCTGCTTATACCACGAGAAATTTTGAGAAAGGAGAAGAAGTTGATGCCGTATTGGCCGCGTTTTTCGCTGTTTTGCCTGGATTATATTTTTTCAAGGGATTAAAAGGGGTCACACCAAAAATTGCAAAGGAGTTAGAGACAAAATTTGCTAGGTCTGGTTTAACCGCTCAATCTTCAGTCGCTCAATATAAAAATTTTACGAAAAGTTTATCCCCCGAAGCTCAAAAAGTTTTAAATAATCTTTTTAGAAATGACCAAGTTTTATTCAAAGAACTTATAAAAAAAGGAAGTGGTGGAGGTAAAGATATTGTCAAAGCAATAAACGCCAAGTTTGCCGACATGTTTGTTAGATATCCAAAATTGATAAAGGAAATCCCTGTAAGGGACAGAATTTGGTATAAAACTATGTTTTTACCTGCAGCGACCGCTTTTATTGCCGCTGCGGGGGTGAATTATAAATGGGGGTCTCAGTTGAACACAGTAGATAGTGAAAAACTTACTGATGAAGAAAAAGATAAATTAGATGGAATTTGGGAATTCATTCCTGAGGAATTGAAACAAGAAATGGTGGTGAATTTCTTTAACAAACCTGAAAATATATCACAAGTAATCAACGACCCGCAATGGAAAGGAACCGAACAAGAAATTAACGCAAACGCAAAGAAAAATTTACCTGAAGCTCTCAACTTACTTTTTGTCAAAAACAAAGTCAGAGAAATTTTTGAAAAAAACGGGTATAAGTATGAAGATTTCATGACATTAGACCAAGAAATCAAATTGTCGAAGTCTGAACTAGAGGTTTTGAAAAAAGAAGGTTGGGTTATGGCGGACGAATGGGACGATGAATCACAGGTGGACATGACACTATTTATAAATGGTGACTTATATTATAAAATAAAGAAAAAATGACACGTAAAGATAAATTAGTAATAACTGAGCTCAAAAGAATCCAAGAAATAATGGGGGTAGAAAATAATTTACCTATACTTTTAGAACAGCCCAAACCGTTACTTACCGCTTTAAAAAGTATTTTTACCAACGCGGAGCCTTTGGAAAAGGGTGCAATATATCAGCTTACACATAATGGTAAACCGTTAAAAAAATTGGCGAATGCTGAATTTCAAGAATTGAAAAGTTTGGTTTCCAAACCAAATTTCAGATTTGCCGACATTACAGATGATGGTTTAAGATTGACTCTGAAACAAATAGTACAAAGTAATGAAGAATTACAAGCGTTAGCAGAAAAAACGATTCAAGATATAGCAAAAAGTCAGGGGAAGACTGTTTCACAATTGATGAAAGAATTCGCACAAGACTATATCGACACTAACGCAGAAAATTACACTCCCGAAGAATGGATTAAAAATAAATTATCTACTCTTACAGTTCCTGATGGTACTGCTAGTGGTGGTCGTCGTCCTTTGAATATAGATGACGGCTCTATTGAGTTGATTGAAAATTATTTAGTACAACAGTTGAAAAAGTATGTACCTGAAATAGAAGTGGCTGGTAGAAAAATTAGTGCCGCTTCAAACTCATGGTGGACAACAGGAACGGGTGCACAACTCAAATCGCTTGGTAATGCCCTGTTACCATATTATTTCAAAAACCTTTGGTATAAATTTGTACCATGGGCAACAGAAATATTACCAAATAAATTGTTAAAAAAATGGAAAATAGAAGTTCCTAGTATTGTAGACGACCTTGAAGGTCAAGTTGCTGAAATTATGAGGAAGCAACAAACCTTAGACCCACAAGGAGAGGAAATGAGTTTTGATGTATTGGAAAATTTGGACAATATGTGGGCAATAATATCACGAGGACGAAAGAGCATGATGGAACAACAATATAAACAAATGATTCAAGATTGGTTTGTAACGAATTCAGCAATTCCAAAGAAAGAATTGGAGGTATTTTTAAACAACCCGGGAGTTAAAAAGGTCTTGGAGACACCGCCAGAATATTTGACAAAAAAAATGGATTATATTTTCATGACTTATCTCAAGGCTCATGTGAAAAAAATTCCAGCTGTTGGTGCAACCCTACAAGCGATTAAAAATGCTAAAGCTCGAGGTGGAATTATGAAATCTTTTAAAGAACAAGATTTCTTTGAATTCATTCCTAGATTAAAAAATGAAATTCTCTATAAAACTCCCCTCACCAAAGCCGAAATGATGGAATTAGGTATGAGGACTACAAAAGCTGGTACAATAATAGAATTTGCCTTCATTTATTTGATTTGGGTCCCTGTAGTAGAAAATTTGATAAAAAACTATTTTGCAACAATTTATCAAAACTATTTTGTTATAGATGATTTTAACAAAGAATTAGAAAGATACAGGCAATTGTGTAAGGTCGGTCTCATAGAAGAGAATGGTAAACCTATCCCACCCTCAGAATGTAACAAAAGATTTGCGGAAATAAAAAGAACAACATGGGATGGTATGATTGAAAATGTAAAAGCTAATTATCCTTTTAGAGCTTACATTAGGGACGTAAAAGAAGGTTTTGGAGAGGGTATACCAGAAGGGTTGTGGAACCTTTTATTAAATCCGGCCACAAGGATTGATGAGTTATACAGTGCACTTAAAAAGTCTGTAAGTGAAGGGGAAAGTGTTATTCCATTTGAGCGTTGGAAAGATGAGGCATTGGAACCTTTCGAGCCCATAAGAGAGGATATGGAAAAACAACTTAGAAGTCTAGGTTTACCGGTGGACAATGAAAAAGAATTAGATGCTGCAACGGCCGAACTAATTAGAAAACAGGAAAAAGAAAATCCTGAGCTCAGATATATGTCAGGAAACCTTAAAGAAAATTTAGTAGATTTTAAAAAGTTTCTAACAACTCCACCTAATACTATGACAATGTCTTCTTTGACTAATGCTGCGGAAATGACAGATAATGTTGGAAAATATTATTTAATCGATAAAACAAAACCGGTCGATATTTACGACAACCCTAAATTCAGATTTTTTGAAGGAACGTTTACACAAGATTATGCAAACTAATATAAAAAAACTAATAGTCGAACAAATAGTTTATCCTCCGTGTGACCCCGTTGACCCTCCTACCGATTTCACCGATGAAGAATGGGCAGGGTCAGGAAGACCGCCTGTAAGAAGTGGTTGTGCTCCGTGTAAAAAAGGAACTAAAATCTTCATAAGATGTAAGGCTTCTGTACAACCACCAATCGACGACAAATATGTAGGTGTGTATGTTAAAAAAGGATTTGGAATTATTCAGGATTTCAAAGTCAAATTCAAACAATTTAGAAATCAGTTGAAAATGACAATGGGTGGTGGTCAATACGTACTTACCAAATCAACCAACACTGAAGATGTTTTTTGGAATCAAACTTTTGGAATCGATGTTACTTTTGATTTTACTGAGGACCCACCTCAAGCTATTATAAATTTATCTACACCGAACGCTAGTGTTCTTACAACTTTGGAAGGTGCAAACGTAGTTCGTCTTATGGCACCACCTCCAGTCGGTCAAGGTAGTGAAATAACTGTTACAAAAACTGATGAATCCGTCAACCCTGCAGCAGAGGACTCCGCAGTTTGGAATTGTGTGAAAACCGCTCTTGATAATTCGGGTGCAATAATGATGGGAACAAGTCTAAAAGGTGATTATAAATATTTTCCTGTAGATACCATTTATGAGGGTGAAGAAACTGATTTTTATTTGTACAAGAACTATAAAGCTGAATGGAAGACTTCAGATTCCATGAAAACAATAAAAACAGGTAAATGGGAATGTACTGAAAATAATAAAGGATTTAAAATTACATGGGATGATGGTAAAGTTGAAAAATTTCCTGTTAGGGCTCGAATATCTGGTGATGAAAATGAAGATAATAATCAAGATGATGGTTCAGACGGAGGAGAAAATCAATCAAAGATAAAAAATTGTCGTTCGTTTGTAACTGAACCAAATGAGAAAGATATTTTGAGTGGAAGAAAACAAATAAAAAAATGTATGAAAGGTCCGATTATTGCAAGTATACAAAAAATGCCTGTATTTCAATCATACCTTTTTGATGTGCTAAGAGGAAATAAACAACCTGAAGTTACCGATGAATTTTTCGGACCTTATATGGAAAAGGCAATCAAAATTTATCAAAGTACAAACGGATTATATTCGTTAAACAGAACTTTAAGTGGTACCATAGATAAAAAAACATATGAACTTCTTTTATCACAAAATAAAAATAGACCAGGACCTGAACCTGAACCACCGAAGCCCGCACCTAAACCTGAACCTAAACCTGCTCCAGCGCCAGAACCTCCAAAACCAAAATTTGCTGACGAAAAAACAAAATTTTAATTATGAAACGTAGAATTATACAAGAACAAGACGAGAAACAAACCAAAAAAACAAATTTAACAAGAGCGATTGAGTTAGGTTGTTTTGATAGATTGGGTATAACAATAAATCCAGAAACACCACAAGAAAAAGACGGTAACGTTATTTTATTTGCTAAAGGGAATGAGTCTCAAGCGGATTTTCAAGTGACTTTTGAACCTGACGTGAACCAAAAAGATGCTAAAGGATTACAACAATTAGGAAAAATAGTTAAAACTTTAGACCCCAAAGAATTTAACATTTGGACTTGTAGACCTTTACAAACTGAGTTATCGAAAAAACCCGAAGAAAAAAAAGAACCCCCTAAGGAAGAGGAAAATAACAATGACCCTGAACTAACGACTTTGAAAGATGCTTTGAAAGCCGCAAAGGCTAACCCTTTGAAAGAAATTGAAGTGAAAGATTGTGTTTCAGCAATAAAATTATTTTTTAAATATTCCAAAAATGCTCCACAAGCTGATTTAGGTCAATTCCATGAAGTCGTGAAAAATAGTGTGTCCAAGTGTGCTAGACAGGAGAACATGAAAAAATTAAATAGGAAAAACAAACAAGAGATAAATACGATGTTACAAACGATAGCTAACTATGCTCAAAGAGATAAGGATAAAGGAAAATACAAGATTGTGAATTTACCACTCATTGAAAATAGAAATTTGAATTCGTTGGTGAAGGAGGTTTTGAATGAAACTAAAGTATTAAAAGAAAATAGACTTATCCTTGAAAAGATATGTGAAAGTAGATTGAAAATTGTCTCGGAAAACATGGATGATTTTGAAAATATGAGTAGAGTTAGAAAAATTAAATTTGGTTTTAGATTCTTGAAAGAATCCTCTGAGTTATTAGAGATTGGTCTTATAAAAGAAAATCTAACCGATATATTTCAAAATTTATACGGTAAGAGTATGGAAGATATGATTGGTGCAATATCTGAACCCCTTCTAATTTCATTATTGACAAAAATTGGTTTAGACGAAGATTTGAAGGGCAAAGTTCTGACGAATATTCAATCGAAAGGAACAGAAATTATACCATCTATGGGAGATTGTAAATCTCTGACAAATTTTATATCGGCAGCAATTTCAGAAGAACTTACCAAAAAAATGAACACTGAAAATATAATCCAAAGTGATGTGGTCAATACAAGTCTTATGGACACACTAAAAAATTCAAGTTTTTTAGAAAATCTGAATTCTAAATTAGAAAGTTCGGTTTGTGAGTTATACGATAAATTCACAGAAAATGCAAAAAATTTGGTTGTCAGAATGTCAGCACTCTGATGACCAGTATAAATGGTAGGAAAACAAAAAGGGGGTGTTCCAAATCAAAAAAAAGAAGGGTTTAACCCTTCTTTTTTGTTTTCACTACTTCATCGATGATACCATATTCAACAGCTTCATCGGCCGACAGCCAAAAGTCACGTTGAGAGTCTTCAGTAACTTGCTCGGAAGTTTTTCCACAAAATTCTCCAAGTAGTTGGAATAAAATTTTGTTGGTTTTTTCCCATTCTATAAAATTGATTCTTGCATCTTGAATATTACCACCAGCACCACCAGATGTTTGATGTAACATAGTTTTAGAAAAACGTAAAGATGCTCTTTTTCCTTTGGTTCCAGCACCTAAGAGGACTGAACCCATGGAAGCTGCCATTCCTGTGTTTACAGTTCTAATATCACAGGTAATGTACTGCATAACGTCAACCATAGATAAACCACTCTTTACTGAACCACCAGGCGAATCGATATGCATGGTAATATCAGTCTTATCTGAGTTATCCAAAAACATAAGTTGAGCTTGAACTATGGTGGACATTCGGTCATCTACGGGACCTGCAACCCAAATGATTCTATCTCTCATCAACCTCGAAAAAATATCAATTTGAGTTGCCCTCATTTCTCTTTCTTCAAGAATGTAAGGGGTCATAGAGGATTCAATTTGTTGACCAAAATAATGTAAATCCAAGGAACCCTTTCCTAAATGTTTTGTGTAATAATTTGTAAAATCGTTCGTCAAATTCATATGTATTAAATTTGAAACAAAAATAACAAAAAAAAGTTACAACCCCAAAATGTCATCGACAATTTCTTGACTTGACAAAGTTTTCCAAGGTCTTGGGTGTTGATATGACCAAAAGGTTTTCCAATTTCCATACCAAATTACTCCCTCCATTCTATGGTCCAAAGTTCTAAAATCGGTTGAGGTTTTGGGAAACCTTCCTATGTTATAAGTTTTGTAAAAATCTATTCCGAAAGTGGAATAATAATCTCCGAACATTTTATTTATCTCGTCGAATTTAGAATTTAGGACTATTTTACACCCATGTATTTTTTGATATACTTTTACTCTTTCCGTCCACAAAAATGCCTCTTCCTTATCTTCAGTGACTAAATTAAATAACACATGTTTACCATAGTCATTAAATCTGTGTACAAAAATTTTGGACATTCCATAATTTGGGACATACTTGGAAATTTGTATCTCAAAATCGTAATAGAATTCTATTGGACAAGTGAAATCTACTCTCCATCTTGGGTATGAACCTGAAGATATTTTGTATCCCTCGATATAAAGAGATTGGTCCTCGTTCTTCTTATATTCTCTCAATTCAACATAATATAATTTGTCAGGACCCGCGACTCTAACATGTACGCTAGGGTTTGTATTAAAAACAATTTGTTCACTATTCAGAGTAATATACATAATCTTCTAATATGAGTTCATCAATTATTTTTTTATATAAAGTTTCAAATGCTTGGCGAGGATGTTCAATAATTGGTTCATTGTGGGAGTTAAATGAAGTGTTCAGAAGTACAGGAATACCTGTTATCAAGTAATACTCGTTTAAAATCTCCCAAAATTTAGGATTTGATTCTTTTACAACAACTTGAGGTCTTGCGGTTTTATCTGACTTTTGAATTACTGCAGGAATTTTATCTATCCACTCCTCTTTTGTGGAATAACACATAGTCATAAATTGTGCAGTATATTTTGACTTAGAACAAGTGAAAATTTCATCAAAGTGTTCGGACATGACGATAGGTGCAAATGGCATAGTATCATATCTTTTAAGTCTCCCGTTCAAAATTTTATGTGTTTCTTTATCTGTGGGTTTTACTAAAATACTTCGAGCACCCAAAGCCCTTGGACCCAATTCAGACCCACCCTGAAACCATCCAACTATATTACCATCAGCAATTTTTCTTGCCATTTCTTTTACATCATACTCTCTTCTCTTAAAATTGAATGAAGTTGAAGCCCTTTGAATTTTTTCTTCAGAATACTTCGAACCGAGAAAAACATTTTTTAAACGTTTTGGTTTAGTCCATTCACCTAATTCTACAGATTTAAAAATTGCGGCACCGAGAGCTAATCCCTCGTCACCCATCGGAGGTAAAATGTAAACTTCCTCAACCCAAGGTAGTTCGTTTATGTGTTGATTTAGTTTAACGTTTGCAAAAAGACCTCCGGCGAAACATAGTTTTGTATATTCTGGATATAACTTGTGTAAATCATTTATAAATCTCAACATCAAATCATTTGTCAATTTTTGTAAATTGAAACAAAACATTTCTTTGTTTATTTGACTTTCGAAAAAACCATCTTCAAACATCATATCACAAATAAACTGTGTTTTTGGTGCGGTACCCGAGGGGAAAAATCTCAAATTTTCATAATTTACTAATGAATTCAAGATTTTATATATTTTTTCATCATAAAATCCATCGGGCGCCATTCCCATAAGTTTTCCCTCATCTTTACACATTTTCCATTTTCCCTCATTATGTTCATCATAACCTCTCATACTAGACGTACTAAAACCCCACAAATGGGATAAGCTGGCAAAACCAGCATATGGCATATTTTTCACTAAGGTCATTTTTCCATTTTCACAAAGGAAAATTTTCATTACTGATTCTTGACCACCGCCATCATATGTTATGGTTATCGTTTTACCTTCAAATCCACTTGTAAAATATGCACCGTAAGCGTGGGCGGTGTGATGACTTACCCTTTCATAAGGTTTACCTTTGGAAATTCTTCTCAAAAATTCGTCGGGTACAGGCTGAGCAATAACCCTATAATCCGCTTCATGAAATTTCACGTTGGTTTCAAGCTCTGCCCTGTTCAAACACATTTCGGCCTGAATGTCGTAATTATCACCCGCCTTTATTCTAGTCAAACGTTCTTCTTCTATAGAAAAAATTATTTCTCCATCTTCCAAGTAAGCTATACACGGGCTGTGTGAGCCTGTGAACATACCATAAATTCTACTCATTTTAGTTTTTCCAAATTAAAAAATTATTGAGAACCAAATAATTTAAATTTCGGGTAATAAAAGTTTTGATTGCGTCTGTTGGGGTTTCGACAATTGGCTCACTCGGCCCGTTGAAACTTGTATTCAAAAGAACAGGAACCTGAGTTTTCTCATAAAAACTTTTAATAAGCGTATAAAATTTATAATTATTTTTTTCTGTTACAGATTGAATTCTAGCAGAATTATCAATATGAACTACAGATGGTATTCTTTCTCTCCAGGATTCTTTCACAGTTGTAGTCACTAACATGTGAGGAGAAAAATAATCCATATCGAATATTTCATTCTGATATTCGTAAAGGACTGCGGGTGCGAAAGGGCGGTACCACTCTCTACCTTTAATATCTGCATTTATGTGACCACACATCCATTTGGTCATTGGGGATGCGACAATTGACCTATTACCAAGCGCTCTAGGTCCGATTTCAGAACCGTCCTGAAACCACCCAATAACTCTGTTTTGTGTCAACCAATAGGTTACTTGCTCAACTAATTCGTTGAAATCTTTATATTCTATGAAATCTAATTCAGGGTGTTCGTTCAGTGCTGATATAATCTCATTTTTATGGTATGGTCTCCCAAAATAAGGAGAAATTTTTGAAGTATTTTTGATTTCTGTAACTTTCTGAAGTGCATACCATGCGCACCCCAATGGGATACCACTGTCATCAGCAGGAGGTAAGAAAAAACAATTTTCATACAAACCTGATTTCAGAATTAGTTCATTAGAATTACAATTCAAGAAAGAACCTCCAGCAACACAAATGTTTTTTGAATTGGTCATATTTTTTGCCATTTTCGCTAAAATTAGTGAAGCTCTTTCTTGTTCCCTTTGATATATTCCTGCAGCAACCGACCTTGAAAAGAAATCTGACGCCCAAGTAACTTTTGGGTAGATGCTGTTATTTAAAAGAGATATTTCCCCGTCAATTTCTTTCACAAACTCAGGTGCTTCAGAAACCAATTTTGGGTCACCGTATGATGCCAACCCCATCAGTTTTCCGGCGCTCCAAGTATGATTGGCGGGTTCGTATACCAATTGTAGAGTTCCCTCAGAATACATTGTTCCCAAGGAAGTTTCTTCATTAGTATTCCAAGGAACCGGAAACTTTACCCATCTTTTATAGTGTTCTTCATAAGTGTCCTTTTTTAAATGAAGAATTGAAATTCCTTCAGCCCAATCAAAATCTGGATTCAAGTCCCACTTTTTGGGGTCATACCATTCGTGGGTTTTATTTTTATAAGTTATGATACTACCTGAAGCATCCGCAACAACAACAGCCGCTTCGTCAAATCCCGAACTGAAAAATGTTGAGTAAGCGTGTGCTAAATGATGTGGAATGAATTGTATCTTTTCTCGACTTATATGTGAAAATTTAGAAAAGAATTGGTCTTCTACATCATCAATATTTTCCGTAGTACTATATACAAAATAATCAATCTCCCTAATCGAACAACCTATCGCATTCAGACAATAGTTTATTGACTCAAAAGGGATTTTACCACCTTGATAAGCTCCATCGTGTTTGATTCTCGATAGTCTTTCTTGTGTTATACCCACAAGTATCCTTCCGTCTTCAATTATGACCGCTCCTTTGTCGTGGCCATTCGAAAAACCTAAAACTTTCATATTTAATTTTCCTCCTCTTGTTGTAAATGAACTGCGGTGCCTTCAGCAATGTCTTCGTCACATTTGTAAATGTGAATTTTATCTGAAAACTTGAAAACAATTACTTTTTTCACTTCTTCGGAAAAGTTTACTTCATTATTAGTATCAACCACTATACCCTCACCATTTTTTAAAATAAAAGATAATGCTTTAGCAAATAAAAGTGATGGGTCTGTTGTCGGTTCTGAAGTTTGTTCTTCAGGAGTCTCATTTTTTAATTCTTGTTCCATTTTATTCTGTTTCGTCTGAGATTATGTCATTTAATTGTGACGTGGCATTCGGGTTTCTTTCTTCAAAAATTTCAACCGCTCTTTCGTATCTGAACAATTGTAGTTCTTTGACAAAAATTTCATTTTCTAAACTATCTATGTTTTTTTCCATAGAACTGATTTTGATTTTCAAGTTTTCGTTTTTTTTCGTAAGAGTTTGAACCCTCAGAAGAGAGAGTAGAAACCCTACACTTAAAACAAGAAACGCAATTGATAATTGTTTGAAGCTTAAATCCATAGTATAAATCTATTATAAAATTTTAATAAACAAATGATTTTTGGAAATCATTCCAAATTTTGGATAAAGTATGATTTTCATTTACAAGGGTTGGCGCAAATGGTTTTTGTCTCATAACCATTCTTGCTTCTTCAGGGGTCTTATCTGCTTTCTTTAGATTACATTTTTGACATGAGGTAACCAAATTGGTCCATTCATTCTTTCCACCTCTTGATTTAGGTATCACGTGGTCTAATGTCAAATTTCTCGAAGAACCACAATAAACACATTGATGGTTATCTCTTTTATAAATTCTGTTTCTATTTGCACGTAAAACTCTAGTGAAATGTCTTATGTATTTTAATAAACGTATGATTACGGGTCTGACATAAGTTTTGTAGCCTGTCACAATAGGATTATCATCAGATTTTACAATCTCAGCTTTACCCTTGTCAACTAAAACAAACCCCCGTTTGACGCTTGTTACATTCAAGGGAGTATAGTCATAATTCAAAACCAAGACGTGGCTCATAATAAAAATTTTAAACAAAAATAGTTTATTTTATTAAAAAAACAAAGGGGTCATTTATGTTGACCCCTTCAGATATAGAATGATTTAATACTTGTTTATGGTTCGGAATTTAATTCGATTTCCAATCACCATGTTCTCATAAATGTTGTCGTTTTCCAAAAGACACATCGTTTAATTCATTTATATAAATAAATATCAAATTTTGTTATATTTATAAATAAATTTTTTATGAGATTTCTAAATTATTTCCAAGATTATATCACAGAGGCAAGATACTATTCCGATGAGAAATTTAATTGGGTTGCATCTAATATGGGTAGTTGGATTTTGGATAGTACAATAGATAATCCTGTAAAAATTCAGTCATTACCAATGCTTCAGGAATTTCAAAGTTGGTTGTCGACAAATACTACAAAGGCCACAAAATCAAGTGATGATTTAGTTTTAGCCACAGACTATATTGATAGTTTCTTGAATAGTTTGAGTCCAAGAGATGCTCAAAATTTTATCAAAACTGCAATGGAAAGATTTCCTATTGTAAAAACCAAAATTGCAAATTATCTAAAAGATGAAATACAAGATAATATTGGTAAAAAAAGAGGTAGGCCACTAGGTTCAAAGAACAAGCCAAAAATTGACTTAAACGACCCGAGTATAAAGGTTATAAGAAGACTTAAACCCGCACCTCAGGAACCTGTACAAGACATTAGTAAAGATTTACCACCCGTAACTCCTCCATCAGTGATTGACCAACCTGAAGTTGAAATCTCAACTCCAAGAAGAGGAAGACCTAAAGTTTTCTCAGATGAAACAAGCGCAATTGATAGAGCTCGTTTCAAACAAGAAGGTAAAGATTATTGGGAATATCTCGAAGCAAAGAAAAAAATTGTTGATAATAAAATCAAAGTATTCAACCAACAATTAGTAAAACTTCAATCAAATATTGACAAAAGAAAGAAGTTTTGGGAGATAGAGTAATCAAATTTTTCTGATAATTTTAATTTTTAATTTTTTTTATTATAATTTTGTGAGACTTTGGGAAGTAGCGCAGGCCGGTAGCGCACTTGGTTTGGGACCAAGGGGTCGCAGGTTCGAATCCTGTCTTCCCAACCACGTCTTCTTAGCTCAGTGGTAGAGCATCTCGCTGTTAACGAGAGGGTCCATGGTTCGAGACCATGAGAGGACGCAAAGGGGATAAAACGTGCAGTGGCCTCAGGGGTTCTAGACCCCACTGCACTCCAGCGGAAGTAGCTCATTCGGTAGAGCACGACCTTGCCAAGGTCGGGGTGGCCAGTTCGAGCCTGGTCTTCCGCTCAACAAGCCCGAGTAGCTCAGCAGGTAGAGCAACTGATTTGTAATCAGTAGGTCGCAGGTTCGATTCCTGTCTCTGGCTCAAAATTTCTTGAAATGGCACATCCCAACTTACATGCCAAATCTTCCGCAAAAAAATTTGGTGGTAAACCCGAAGATTACATACATCTACACGAGTGGTTAGATGAAACAAAAGGTTGGTTTGGTGATTCTCTCCACAGAATGTTCAGACATCATTCTGAAGGAATTTTTGAGATGGAACAACGTTTTGGGACTGAATTCAAGAACAGTGATGGTAAAACTGTGTATACAAGGTATGTCGGTGAACAACATGTGAAAGAAGATTGTAATAACTACATACCTTCAGCTAAAGAATGGGTGAATAATCTGAGTGAAAATAAAAGACCGATTTGGATGATGAAAACTGTAAAACTTGAATTTGAAGATTGAATTATTCTCACAAAAATAAAATCTTATGGTTCACACCGATTCGTACTGCTTCACGAGCTTGTGTCCCAATTATGGAATATTTTAATTTTGATAGTACAAAATATCACGATGAAAATTTTCCAAAAGACTCGGATGACTATGTTTTAATAACCAACGTTCACAACCCATATAAAAGATTGGTGTCCATTTTTAAAATGTTTGAGGAACAAAAAAATTTATCAAACGTTTCCTTTCATGATTGGATTCATACAAATTTGAAAAATTTAAATAAACACAATCAAAACCCACATCAATTATGGATTTCTAAATTTATCTTATCATTCAAAAAAAAACCTGATTATATTGTAAGAGTAGAAAATATTGAAGAAGATTTATTGAAAATAAAATTTATTCAGGAAAATATGAGTAAGGAATTAAAAAAAATATTTTCTGAGAATATAAAAACAAATCAATACAGAGAAGATAATTTTGATTATTGGAAAAAAGAATACGATGAAAGTCTATCAAATTACATTTTTGATAATTTTAGAAATGATTTTGAATTATTTGGATATGATAAGAATTCTTGGAAATAATCCAACATATTTATTTTTATGAAAATAGAACAATCTTTACCCACAGTACTATCTCCCGAAGAAAAAAAATATCTTCGAAGTTATACAAGATACTTGAAAGCCTCAGGTATGAGTGAAGGACTTCTTGAGATTGAATTTGATGATTATGTAATTGATGATATTCATTGGGAGGAGTTCACCTCTTTTTCTAATAACTACAGAGTAGATATTACTGAAGAGTTACAACAAATCTTTGAAAAAATTTTTGATTTTATACAATCCAAAAATCTTATTGAAGAACCTTATGAGGAATTAAATTATAGAAGACTTGAGATTGAAATAGATTGTAGAAATTCAACGATTACTATATCTGATTTTTATACCTACTATGAAACTTCAGAAACCGAAGGTGTTTCTTACGAAGATGATGAACAACTAGACGAACTCTTTGATTCTATTTCAAAGGTTTTTGATGATAATGGCGTCAAAGATAAAGAATTCACTCTTGATTACAATGGTAGTGGTGACAGTGGTTATATAGAGGATAATTTCAGTAATAATATTCGTGTTCCAGACAAGGTCGAAGATTGGTGTTATCGTCAGTTAGAAAATCATTTTGGAGGTTGGGAAATAAATGAAGGTTCTCAGGGTCAGTTTATCTTTGATTCCGATACAAAAACTATAGAGTTACTTCACACCGCAAATGTTGAAGAGCAAATCAATAAAACAATTTTCGAAGAAAAATTTTCTGAATAAAATTTTTTTATTATTTTTGTCTAATACCTCGGTGTTGAAATAGGTAGACAAGAGAGACTTAAAATCTCTTGGACAGTAATGTCCGTGCCGGTTCGACTCCGGCCCGAGGTACACTTGACACTTTCAATATTTTGAATATATTTATAACTGAATGAAAACAATGAACTTCCATATAGAGTTTAGTAGTCAACAAGAGATTTGTTGGAAAACTCCTATGCGTAGTTCGGTAAACATGTAAACTCCTGAAGAGTTATATATACAACCTCGGACTACGTAAGTGGTTCGGGGTTTTTTGTTTTTAGGAAGTTTATTTGGTTCTTTGAAATATTGGTTGTAAATTTGTAGTTCTTGGCCCCGTCGTCTAATGGTTAGGACGCCACCCTTTCACGGTGGAGATTTCGGTTCGACTCCGTGCGGGGCTACAAAATCTTAAATTTTAGCAATAATTCGGTAATCAAGCTAACTTAGTAGAAGCGTAGGACTGAAAATCCTGAGGAGTTGGAGCGTAACCAACGATTACCACAAAAAAACAAATATTATGAAAAAAACATGTTTAGTGATTTATGTCGGAAATGGATATTCCGAATTTGAACTTTCTCATGATGGTGCATACACCTATTCCACGGATATGAAAGAAAACTATGAAAATCATCAGGAGAATATTTTCAATCCACTAAGAGAACAAGGTTATGATGTGGAGTTTGCATTATTGACTAACAAACACGATAAGTATGCCGAATATTTTCGTTTCTACAATGCCATTTTCTTGGATTACGATGAGGTTAGTCTACATGATGAGGAGGTAATGAAGAATTATTATTTTTGGAGATACAATGTTCCTCCAGGTAACTTTCGTAGTGGAGGGAGATTTAAGAAATTGAAAAATAAAATTCCCGAATATGATATCTATGCAATCATCAGAACTGACACCTTTTTCCTCAAGAGTCTCAATGACCTGACTGTAGACTATGATAAAATGAATTGGTTATGGCCTGAGACAGATTGGCAAATGTTTACTGAATTTAAGGAAGCATACCTAAGTGATGGTAAGACAGAATTTTGGCCTTGGCAAAAACATAATCGTGTAAACGGTAATGTTTTCAACATCGTACCAAAAAAGTTTTTCCGTATGTTTACAAATTATATCTGGATGGAACATGCAGCACTCTACGCGATGTTGAATGAGTTATCACCATTGGTGACCTTAGATGATGTCAACATGATGTTAGGAATGGACAAATGTTATTGCACAGATATCAGATATTGTCAAAACCCTGTATATACGTTCAACAAAAAAATCATCAAGAATAGGTCTGATGCAAAACTCGAACATTTTGGTAAAAAATAAAATATGGTCGGTTGGCCGAGTGGCTTAGGTGGAAGTCTGCAAAACTTTCTACACAGGTTCGAATCCTGTACCGACCTCGAAATTGGAATATAGCTCAGTTGGTAGAGTACTACTCTGATACGGTAGTTGTCGGCGGTTCGAGCCCGCCTATTCCAACAACAATTTTGTTATGAGACGAAAAATCATTTTTATTGATGTTGATGGACCCTTGGCTTGGGGAACGTGGGATTTAGGACCTCAAAATTTCAATATCGAATGTGCTAATTCTCGCAAATTCCAAATTCCTTATCCTTGGGTACGGGAAGATTGTGAGGCATTACAGGAAATTTGTGAGCGAACAAATGCCGATTTAGTCGTCAGTTCAGATTGGAAACAATTCTATTCTATACGACAACTTAAAGACATTTTTGTCTCATACGGTGTATATGCACCTGTAATCGACCTAACAACTCATCTAAATTTGACTAACAAAATGAGTCCTCAACCAGAGAAAGAAAGAGCACTTCAAATTGCTCAATGGGTCAAAGTCAATAAAGTTTCAAATTGGATTGCAATTGACGATATGAATTTATCCAAAGAGTTCAAATACCTGAAACCAAGAATACCTATGTGGAGACACGTACAGGTCGATGGGGATTGGGGTCACGGTGGCAGACTAAGAGATAAAGTTGAAGAATGTATCAAAAAGTTGGAAAAATAATCATATCTTTGTTTTATGAAAATCAATAGAGCGGATTTGTTATGGTTCTTGAGTAACATCCGTAGAAGACATGAAGGAAAAGAATTGACTGATGAGAAGTTGGTTGATGAATTTGCCCACTACATGGAGGCGAACCCCCGT